ACCCTGATGTATCTATTGTAAGGCTGGCAACACCGTTATTGACCAGAGCAAGGACGCCGATACTTGGACTAATGATGCCCGTATTGACGCTGTTTGCGAATTTGAGTGCGCAGCTACTAAGCGACCCCGGTGAAAGAGAGCTGTTGGTACCATCCTGCCTTAAAAGGGGGTAGCCACCAGCCAAGCTACCATCGTGCACAACGCAAGTATTTTTACTCGTATCAACAGTGACTTCACCGACCGCGCCGGTAAACACTGCCGTCTCGGCCGTCGTCCCTCTGCGAAACTGTACTTGTGTTGACATAGGTTTATTTTAGTTGATTCAACCCTTTAGAATAGGGATAACAAATAAATTGTTTGACAGTGGGGCCGGAAGTTTTCATTGCAGCTGCGTCTGGTGCAGCAGGTGCTCTTGGCGGTGTTTCCAGGGCTCACAGCAAATTCCAAGAACGGATCAACCGACGCTTTGAAAAAATTGAAGGTGATTTAAATAGCTTAAAAAATACAGTCCTGCACGACTACGTTTTAAAAGAAGACTTTTTACGTGAAATGCAAGCGGTGCACAATAAGTTAGACAGAATTCTCGATTATTTGATTAAAACATCAAACACTTAAGCGGCTGCAAGCCACGTAGTAGTGGCAGCGCGATAAATATACAGTTTGGAAAGCGCTAAGTCGTAATGCAACTGCCCATCAACCGGGCTGACTGGTTTACCTGAGCTGATTGAAGCCACTGCCTTGGGAGTCTGCCATGCAGATCCGTCATAAATTTTTAAAATTTGTGTGCTAGCCGTATCTAACCAGGATTCGCCCTTAGATAAGGAAGCGAAACCCGTTGGGGTCAAGTTTGGTGCAGTAGAACCGATAAAAGTGGGCCCAATCTTGATAAGAGTGGAGTTAGTACTGTCAGCCAGGAACAGCCCAGGATCGCCTACATTGGCGTTTAACGCGATCTCTCCAATACCAAGCCTTGATGGCAGCGGGCGGTCATAGAGAAGGGTGGAGCGGCGGCTAAGAATCTGTACAGTCATAATTAATCGTAAGTGCCCGCGTCAACCGTAAATTCTTGACTGATATATGGATTGTAAGTTAGGCAATCAAGAACTGTGACGGTATTAGGATCTTCTGTCACGGTGCCTGGAAGTGTGGTACTTGCTCCAGGTACCGAGTATGGAACTCCGTTTAAATAATAACCTCCATTTAATAAACCGTACTGGTAAGTTGTGTCGTAATTATATAGAGGCTGGTCAAGCATGCCAAAGTTCTCACTAAGAATCTTGCTAGGCTCAACGTTTACCAGTTTACTCATCATTGCAGACATTCTTTCAGTACTGTTTTGCAAAATACCTGCACGATTTAAGTCAGTATTAGTGCGTCGAATATCGTCGGTCATCATCATTGTTGCTAATTGTGGATCATAATTAGCGACTTGCTGAGGAAGGTTAGCTGCACCCGTAATGGTTTTACTGCCAACCCACTTCATACCTTGCTTCATCATCAACAAACGTTCAGCTGATTTTCGAAGACGCTCGTTTTCTTTATCAAAATTGTTGTAAAAAGCATCTAAACCGTCTCCAACCGGCTTATCACTTGGTTCTAATAACCAAGCATCAATAAACTGGTGACGTTTAATATTACTTACCGAGCAGTACCCGTTTGCTGTTCCGCTGAATGGATACACAATTTGAAAGGTATTGGCATCAGTAACCTGAGTTACCGTGTATTCGCCAGAAATTGCGGCTCCGCTTGTAAAATCTATTTGAATTTTGCCGTTTATTGCGAGTCCGTGATTTGGGATGTTTATAACTATGTTCGGTCCTGATTGCTGGTAATTACCTTGACCCAAGATAGGGATATTACCTTCATCGTGATTAATGGAAAACAAGGCAGCATAAATGTGTTTGCACCACCTAAGTTGATAATATTGTAAATTAGTATACGATTTTACTGTAGTGTCTGCGTAGTCAGGTAATGTATAAAACCCTGATACTGGCGTAACAAAACCAAGATCTCCGTATGTACCAGGATTATCACGAATGTCGCTTATGCTGTCGTTTTTATTAAGACTCTGCCCTGGTTTTGTAGAAGTAATGGGGGTTACGGGAAATTTACTATCTTGTCGATTGTTGTACAAATTATAACCTTCACGGCGCATGTAATCTTGACAAGTACATTGATAGCGCATCTCTGTAGTTAAAAACCTACCAACTTTAAAACCACGCTCAGCGGGTTCTGTTGTGACTGGTTTATTGTTTACTGTTTTTGCCCCATAGCTGTCGCTGCGTTGAAAAATTAACTCCTTTGTAGTGTAATCAACGCCAGTCATTGTATAGCCTACGTAATCACCGTAGTCGTAACCTGGAATCAAACGGTTAACAATTAAACTGCCTCCAGTAACACCGCTATCTGTAGTTGTGAATTGAAGTTGAACTGTAGAAGTAACCGTCACAGTATATTGTTTTGATGTGACGCCTCCACCTAAAACAGCAGCAAAAATTAAATTGCCAGTGGATAGACCGTGTGGCTGGGTGCAGTTGACAGTGACCGTAGTTCCAACACGGCTATAAGAAGAAAAGATTCCTGGATCACGTTCAACAACACGATCAACCAAACGTTCATTAGTTAAGAACGGTATCGGAGGAAAAATTGAACGTAGCTTAACCCGTGTTTCAGTCCAACGAAGATCATCAAACGCGGTAGATACTTGTACAGTTACGTTTCCTGATGTAGTAAGAGGAGCTGCAGCAAGACAGGTAAAAGTATTTTTTGTTGCAGCAGTAATAGGAAGTGTGCTTGTTACCGCTGTTCCACTGGTAAAAACAAGATAAACATTGTCTCCTATTCTGAAACCGTGATCGTTTAAAGTGACAACAATGTTGTTGCTTGATTGTGTATACGTTGCTTGATTTGCTATTCCCAAATAGCGAACAGCAAGAATAGAAAGTCCAAAATTATAAAAATTAAATCCGTTTGCATCACGTATTCCTACAATCTGTTCGTTAATTTCTTGATTATCTGTAGGAAAAGTAAAAATGCGTGCTGGAATAAAAACTCCAGGGAATAACTGGTACGCACAATACATGCGAAAATCACCGTACCGAGATCTTTTTTCTGCAAAAGAACCTAAAGTACTTTGTGTAATGGTATACAATTCATAACCACGACGCCAGCGTGTCCACAAAGCGTCGTGATCGTAGAACCCAATTCGGCTTCTGTATTCTGTATCTTTGGGCGTGAATTTAAACGGGTTATCTAAATTTTCAAATCCAGCATTTATTTTTTTATTAGGAAGATCAAATCCTTTATCTAACCCCTTGTCAAATCCTTTGGAGGTGTTGTTAAATTTATTACTGCCAAAGGCCACGATTCAACTCAATAGTAGCCAGCTTGCACGTTAATGTAGAACCCGTTGGTCAAGGACGTAGCTCCACTAAAAGCAGCATATAGGGCTTGCCCACGTTGCAGCATGAGGCCACGAAGTTTTGGAGATGTTGTGCTGTTTGTGCTAGTGAAGTTAGTACCTGCTTGCACAACTGGGTGATTGATCAGTGGGAGAACGTTTTTCTCAGTTAAGCTGTAGTACTGGTTGTCATAAGTTGCAGGAATACTGGCAACAAACAACGGGTAAAAATCAGCTGTTTGAGTGATAGAGCCTGTATTTACTAAATAAATACAAACATCAAGTGGAAGATAAATAGCTACGTTCCCAGTGATCGGTCCAGATACTGAAGCAGCTGTTGTTCCTGTAAAAGTTGTTGCGGTTACGCCAGTGACGGTAATAATTTCGTCTGCTGGAAGCGTGCCTGAGCTGTAGCTTGTGTAATCTAAATAAACTTTTTGACCGACTTGAACATTGTGGCCAACGGATGTGACGGTTACAGTCGTACTATTTGCAGAATAAGTTCCGGTAACCGGAGTTTGCGCGTCAATATAAAGCGTATTACGTTTTGTGTATTGGAGCCAAATTTCATCAATATATGCACCACTGATAGACGTGTCCACTAATGCTGAGTCAACATCAAAAATCTGTGTGGCGTTACCAACAGCAGTGGGGCTCAGATCAGTCGAAAACGCTTGCCCGCCTGCAACAGTGACGTATGTGCTTGTGGTTGCCGGACGGTCAACCATTGCGGGCATTTTATTTGAACTAGAGCTTGACACGCCTGTCCCTTTTAATCAGTAACTTTATTGTAGCGCAGTTTTTTTCTTTAATTCTTTCTGACGTTCTTTCTCGGCCAGCCAAAGCTCCATGTATTGGAGTTCTGCCGAAGCAAATTGTTCTGGGTGCTTAAGAGCCTCTCTTACCAGCTTCTTTCGTTTTGTCACCGGCTTTCTTCCTGCTGCTTTCTTCCATTCTAATCCGTGCTTTCTTCACGGCTTCCTTACGTTTCTTCTTATCACTCTCGTTCTTTTCCTCTTCAGTAGCCTCCTCTCCACCACCCTCTTTGGCTTTAGATTTGAAGTGCTCCAGTAGAGCTGGAGGCATCTTTCCTTTGGCGGTCATGGGTAAAGTACTAATCTTTAAAAGCTTTAAGTATTCTAGCGTTACTAGGTGTACAAGTCTGCACCCATGAGCGTTGGTGCACCTGATTTAGCAGTGGTTGTTCCAGAGCCACTTGTTCCTTGCAGTTCAGCAATAATCTGATCACGCAATTTCTGGTCTTGTTCTTGTGTTTGTTTATAAGCTTCTTGAGTTCTTGTTGCCCCTGCAAATTTAAGATTTGTGTTTGCGTAACTTTGTCCAGAGTTTTCTTGATATGGCGACTTAACGTCAGCAAGGTTACCAGTAAAAATAGACGAAGCCATTCTGGCTTTTGCCGCCTCATCTAACGGAGATGCCGCCAGAATCTTGTCCATGCTGGACTTAAATGGGGTGTCAGACGCGGCGGATCCTATATTGGTTTGTCCCATGAAATCTACTGTGGAAGTGTTGGAGTCCTAAGCTCTGCTTCTCCCATCATAGGTTGAGCAAACGCACGTTGCAAACCGGAACCCTGGCGTAAATCTTGATCTAAAGCTTGCCCTGCCATACGTTGCGAAGGATTTGCTCTGCGGCTACGCCCACGTCCTGCAGCAAACTTTTCGCCGCCAGTGGGCAGTGCTTGTTCCATGGGCTCATCAGCGCCGTAAATACCGAAGATGTAGTCACTAGGGTTAGTAGGGTTGCTGGAGATGGGACCGCGCCTTACTAACTTCCTATCTTCACCGTGCTCCGGCAAGTTGACGTGTCGATTAAAACTACCCAGTGGCCGCATTATCTATACATCCCTTGAAGATTGTTTTGTTGTGAGTTCCGCGCCAAGTCAACAGGAGGTACTGGGTCTGCATGGGACCGCGCAACCTCGCGCATGTATGCAGGATTGTTCAATTGATAACGCGGTTCTTCAACACCGTTATACGCAACAACATAAGGACAATGGAGAGTTTTAGATTCGCGCTGCATATTGAAAGGATCGCTGAATCCTGCTGTTGTCATGCTACCGTCTCCGTACAGATTCCCGTAGGTCACGGGGTAGCTAGGGCTATAACCAGGGACTTGAGCGAATCGCATTAGCTTAAGTAATCTGGAGTTCGGTTAAACGCTTGCGTTAGAAGCTGTTCTGCATTGCTTTTTGAAGGACCCCGATTTAAAAACATAGTTAAGAAATCTTGGGCTTCTTGCTCTTTATCCGCTGTTTTACTTGAAGGCATGATGATATAGGTATCACCTGGAATGGCTGCAGCTTGTTGTTGAGCACTAGGAACTGGAGCCTGTGCTCCTGGCATCACGTCGGTTAGCTTTCCGCTTGCGTCTGTTGTGCGCCCCGTAAAACCCCACTGCAATTGCTGTGGGGTTAAACCGGCAAGTTTATCAATGGCTACATGGACGTGAGTACTATGTCCAGGATCACCTTGACCAAGAACTTCGGTAAGACCAGGGTTAGCCTTTGCTAATTGTTTCAGGCGCCAAGTCAACTCACCTGTACGTTGTTGCCAAGGAATTGGCTTGCCTCCGGGATAAGCTGGAGCCACATCAACATTTGTTGGTGCTGTAATATCAACTGCTTTACCGGAATAATGGTAAGAACCAGGGGCATGGCCGCCTACACGACCTGTTCCAAAGTTAGGATTTTCTCCTACAACCCAACCATATTGTTGAGCAGCTTTACCAAAATCAGTGATGCCGATGCCAGCCATTACAGTAAATAATTGGGAACCTGAGCAAACGCGTTAGTCAATATGTCCAACATATTTTGTTGTTTTAAAGGTTGACTTTTTTGTTCAAGAAAGGTTTTAGGAATTAACGTTTCATCTTCATCAGGAAATACAATAAAAGTTCTTCCTCCGGTTGTGGCAACTTGTTGTGGTTGCGGTTGTGTTGGCAGATTTTGTTGTTTTCCTTGAAGAGCTTGAGTAAAGCTGTATTTATCGGGGCCGATAATTGTTTTGATGTAGTTTTTGGTTTCAGCTGGCATGTAACGTCCTACCGAAGCCGGTCCTGCATTGTATGCTTGTAACCCTTTTTCATAAGCACTGCGAACTTTATAAGGATCTCGTGTACTCATCCCACCATGAGTCCTGACAAAGGCCGCCATGTTTTTGGCTGCTGCATCTAAGGCTGCAATGGGGTCATCTGGATTAACGCCCCATCCGCGTGCGGTGTCTGGCATGATTTGTGCAATGCCACGGGCACCTGCGGAAGATACTGCGCCAGGTCTAAATCCAGATTCTTGATTGATCTGGCGTTCAAAAACATCAGGTAACAGCCCGTATTTGGCTGCTTTCTGTCTTGCGATTGAGCGGTAGTCGGTAGGCATGATCTGTTTAACTCCAGCAGCTTCAACGTAAACTGGTCTCAAACATGAGACGAGTGCCAACGGCAACATCAGCTGGGCCAGGAAGGGCTTGGATAAACTCAGCGCCTTCCCGATCAAACCGATACCGAGCTTGCTCGGGGTTTCGATAATTGGGAACATAAAGATGTAGGGCTAGTCGATCCGTCTCGTATAAATAAATCGTCGTCCAGGTTTTTAAAGTTTCTTTGAAATCTGCTGTTGAAATCGTACGTGAAACATCACCCGCAATGTTTTCAATACGATTTGTTGGAACACTGAAATTATTTACACTACCCGTCATATCAGTGCGCTTTTCTGCTTCGTCGCACCGACTTACCTGTTCGACAATTTTTGTATACCAGAACGAATCCGGGATGTTGTTGACTGCTTCCTCCAGTCGAGCCTGGTCGCCAGCCGGGATGGATGTGTTGTTATATCCCAGGTGCCAGCGAACTTTTGACTGGAGGAAGGTGTCAAGTTGCATTACTCAACGCGGACGAGATTTTCAGAGATAATTTCATCCCAATCAACTCGTTTAATAGTTTTGAGTTGATCTAAACGGGTGAACTTTTCACCGGACATTGAGGTTTGTAGATCCTTAATATCCCGTGCTGTCTTTAATCCTACTCCAGGTAATGCGTCTGCAATCTGCCTTGCACTTGCAGTATTAATGTTTAACCGAGTATCAAGAGGAAATGTTTCTTTGTTAGTCGGTTTGGCAGGATTAACGCCTTCTTGTTTGAGCTGTTCAGTCAGGCGTTCTTCTGTTTGAATTCTTTCAGTAGTGGCATCAAGATGAGGAACTAAATCTGATTCCTCAACATAAAGAACCTCATCTTGAGCATCTACGCACATGAGAATTCCTTCTCCGTGCATTGTGACGACTTCGAGCAGGGCTCCAGTTGGTTTGTACCGGTAGAGCATTCGTGAAAATGATAACTACCAGTACAATACCAACCTTTACCCTAAAACGCTAGATCAGGTGTCGTCGCCGCCCACTTGAGAGGCGAAGTCGATGAAGCCTTGGATATCGTTCCAAGCCACAGCAGGAGCAGCCTGGATGTAGTTAACCCGAGCAAGAATGTAAGCTTTCTTGCCAGCTGCAATGTCAGCATCAGAAATGTACACACCGCCGCCAGAGGGGGAAGTGGTGGTGGTTGGCAGAGCTGTTACAGTGCTGACTCGGAAGGTGGTGTTAGCTGTGAGCTTGTACACCAAGGAGTTAGCAAAGTCAGAAGCTGCAATAGTAGAGCTGACAGTAGAGGGGAAGGGAACAAAACCACCCGTGGTGCCGCCGCCAGTAGTAGCGGAGGAGCCCTGAGCAATAGTGTTGCTGGAAGCAGTCAGGTAAGAAATGGCTGCGTTCACACCAGTGACCTGGGTGGTCGGAATAGCCAGAGGGTTACCGCTGGAGGTCGGACCAAGCAGAAGGATGTCTGAAGCGTTGGTAAACTTCAGATCAGCAGTCACCGGGCAGGCAGGGAAGCCGGGAGCCGGGTCGGCTGTGGTGCCAGCAGGAAGATCTTTTGCAACGGCGAGCGAAACGCCATAAACATAAGAAGGAGCCGCACTGGAACCTGGGACAACCAGGGTCGTGATGTTGTCACGAACACGGTCATCGGTACGACGATCGGGAGAAGGGATGATCAGATCGAGGCTTTTGTAGTTAGCGGCAGTGCCGCTTGCGTTGCTGACCGGCACATAAGCGATCAGCTCATAAGCAGCAAAACCAGGCCAACCATACACACCTTCAGAGTTGAAGGATGAAAGGCGATTAATCTGAGCACCTGGCTGGAGAATCTCACCAGCACCAGTTTTATAAGTTGCCATTGTTAGTTACCTCAGGGAGCGATGGTGAAAGCAGAGGTAATGAAGTCTTTGTTCAGGTTGGCGAAGCCAGCGTACAGCTGCCAAATCAGGATGATAAAGCGGCTGAAGTCATCATTGTTGTTGATGAGGACCTGAGCATTAGGACCACCGATACCGACACCCACTGCTTGAGGACCGAAGAACAGACCAGGAGGAGTGTTGTAGGTTTTGGAACCACCGCCGTCGCCAAGGTCAACGGTTGCAGTTTTGCTAGCAAAGTTGGTGGACTCGAAGAAACGCACGCCTTCAAACACAAAGCCGGTAGGCATGACGGGTTCGCCAGCCACGAACATGGCTTGACCGTATTGACCGCCACCGTAGATCGCTTGGTTAGGACCACCAGCACCCATCAGAGGGTTGCCTTGACCCATGCCAGGATAGCGAGCAACTTCGCGGAAGCCCTGGTCAGCGCGGAGGTCACGCATGAACGTAGGGTCAGCAATACAACGGTAGTAACCGTCTTGGA